CATTTATAGTATCTATTTCAAGAAGTTCTGCTTTAAGTTCTTTAGGTGTAGAATATCCAGCGTAGGATTTAGGTCCTTTTTGTTTTATAGGCGTAATCCCTGCTTGACGTAATGTGTATTTATAATCTTGTTCTCTTAAACCTTTTTTAGCAAACATTTCTTCCAATTGATCTACTGGTATTTTATCAAAAGCATCATCACCATAGTGGTATCTAAATAGTTTAATTGGATCAATTACAGGGTCTGAACCACCAAAAGCTATTCTTTGGTATATGTTTGTAGGCATTTCTATTCTACCTGCTTTTTGTTCTGCTATTAAAAAGTTACGGGCAATTTGTCTGTAAGCACTTTCATAATTACTATTATATGCTCTACTGTCGTATTTATTTCTAACATTGTTTTGTTTAATTAGATCTGCTTTAGCTTTGCTATAAGTTTCTGTTGGATCTATTTTTTGTTTTCTTACACTTTGTGTGTAAGCATCATAAATCATTTGTGGATCTTTTTTGTCTGCAATAAGATCTGTTTCTAATCTTTTAAGTTCTTGTTTTAATTCTCTCTCAAGTTTTACATTTTGCACTAAATTATTTTTTTGAGCTGTACTTAAAGCTAATTGATTATCTTTTGCATATTGTAAATCTTGTGTAACTTTTGGTGACATACGATCTAACTCAGATTTTAATACAGCATACTTACTACCAGCCGTTCCATCTATTTTAGAAAGTACAAAATCGCTTTTTAAAGGATTTGAAAAAGTTGAGTTAATTGACATAAGCTCGCCTTTTTCTATTTTAGAAGGTATTCTAATTACTTCACTGCCTGGAATAACGGGTTCTAATTTTTCTGGTGCTTTAACACCTGTTGATTGCTCAGCAAGTTCTTTAGCTAACTTTTCTCTACCCTTACCTAATGTTGTAGAAAAGTATGTGTATGCTTCTAAAAATGCTTTTATACCATCGTCAAATATTGCCATTAATAATAAACCTTATTCCTGGGCTCAGTTTTTTCATCTACATAGTCTTCTGGGTGAGTTATTAATCCGCCCTGTCTAAATCGCATGATCGCTTGTGTAGTCGAGTCAACAAGGTCATCATGATCCCCATACGGAAACGCTGCGCATTCTTCGATTACTTCTTCCGCAAACTTCTTATCTGGCGCCCATATCATTCCAGACTCAAAAAGCGGTGCACACGCATTTACTCTAACATGTTTATCATTACCTTTACTAGGTGTAAAGTTAACGACAGGTATATCCATCTGCCTTAGTTCATAGGTCAAAGGCAGTCCTGAAGCCTTTGCTTCTACAATGACTGTTTCTGGATTCCAGTATTTATACTGTTCCAGGGCCAATCTACGTAATTCAGGAAACTCGTATCTACCTTTAATAGCATCAAGAAGTATCAAATTTGCTGGTTGATCTTCTGAAGGATAGAATACTCCCCACGTTGTAATGGCAGAATAGTCAGCAGTTTCCTTTTTCAAGTACGCTGTATCGTAAGACTGTATCACATGTTGTAGGGCAGGTATAGTATCTTTTGTATATTTCATCCACCACTCACGTTTAAGGATAGCACCTTCTTCTGACGTTGGGTTCTGCATCCATTGTGCATTCCATTTGCCAACAGGCAAGGTTGCTTTTACTTTCTCTAACTCTTCTAAGTTCCAATACTCTGGCCACACAGGCTTTGCTTCTTCTGTTCCGTGGTCCATGATTGCTGGAAATTCGACCACGTGCCACTGATCAGACTTAGCTTCTTTTTGTTTTGATAGTAGTATGCCTGTTAGATCCTTAGTAGACCATCTAGTCATAACCATAATAATTTTACCACCTGGTTGTAAACGCTGACGTGGTCCTGATGTATACCACTCGTAAGCATTTTCTAATGCAGTTGCTGACATTGCATCTTGCTCAGAATGTGGGTCATCAATAATCAAGAGGTCTGCACCACGGCCCGTGATTGCTCCTCCAACACCAGCTGCAAAGTATTCACCACCCTGAGCTGTCTCCCATCTACCCGCAGCTTGAGAGTCTTCTTGTAATTTTGTAACAAAAATTTTTTTATATTCTTCACTATCAATTAAATGTTTAGCCTTACGACCAAACCTAATTGCAAGTTCTCCTGTGTGGGTTGCTTGAATAATTTTAAGTTTTGGATTACGGCCCACCATCCACGCTGGTAGTAAGTGTGAGGCAAACTCAGACTTTGTATGCCTTGGTGGCATATTAATAATTAATCTATTTATTTTGCCTTCTGCTAATTCGTTAAATTTTTTTGCAATATGTCTATGGTGTGATCCTTCAATGAACTCGGGCCAAACGCATTTTACAAAAGAAAGAAAATCATCTTTTGCTTTTGCCTGTATCTTTCGTTCAGCATACATAACCTGCAGTTTTAAAAAATCTTTTTTAACGTCTGAGGGAAGCTTACTAATGTCTACTTTATTTAAATCCATAAAAAATTTTTAAAATTTTTTTGCACCTTTATAAGATGTTTAATAAGTTTTTAACACCCTTGTCTGTCTAAATCAAGCAATACAACCTAGAGTAGTGGGACCCCTTTTTACTATAAAGGGGGTATGGTCCCTTGGTCCGTGGCTAGTTTGGTAATGGGTCTGGTACCTCTATTAGTGTGTGTGTGCGGGTGTGTGCAAAGTGCGGCCCCGCAGGGGCCGCACAACTTATGATTGTTAGTCTAGTAATGTCATGTATGCTTTAGCATTATGTTTCTGGAACCAAGTAATACCTTTACGTACTATATCCCAGGTAGGATCGTCACCATTGTTTGGGTCAGCTGTTTCATTAGCTCGCATAACAGCTTGCCATATCCCATACTCTTCAGCTGTCAACATCTCTGATTGACCACTGAACGGGTTTGTTGCTTTGTGTATTCTTTGCGTCATATGTCCTTTCATGTTTGCGGGTCCGCCGGGTTGAATATGATCGCCCGGCAGCGTCCCAATCTGTTTATTGTTAGAGAGCATAATTTCTATATATAAACATAATCCTACTATATCCTATTCTGTCTGCGTGTCAACCCCTCTTTCTTGTATTTCTGTACTTGTCCACGTATAACCAGAATTATAATCAGATGTGTGTGTAACTTTCTTAGGGTCCTCGATCGGTGTTTCGAGTGGCTCAGTCCTCGGTGCTATCCTTATGATTTGCTGAACATATTCATTTGCAAACTCATTGTAGCAATGGTTACTACAAAAATAATTATGATAACTACAATCATTAGGGTTGTATATTTTTAATTTTCTCGTTCTTAAAACCTTAGAGCCTTTGGACCCTCGAACTCGGTCTACCGTTCTATGAGTATGACAATACGGACCATGACACCAAACATGACTCATATGTACCACGTCAGTATTACAACTGCCCCTATTATTGCTATCATTAAATCTATTCCGTCCATTTTTTCCTCTCTTTCAGTTCCCATAATTTTCTGTCGTAGTGTGCTATCATTATTTCTGATACGACAAATAATAAAAAGCCTAGGGCAAAAAACCCTAGACCAATATATAATAGTGTGTTCATATTTTAACCTTTGCATTTCCGACAGCCATTCTCCAACCGTCTGCGTCTAAATCCCAATAGACTAAACAAGGTGTTTTATCTTTTGATGTAAAAGATTTGCCTTTAGTTCCGTCGGGTTTATCATACTGACCTTTCCTAGTGATAAACTTTGCGTGTTTCTTTGCGTAGTAAGTTATATAAAACATTTCGTCCTTTCTGTTGTTTAACCTATCCTACTATAAATAGGATAGGTTGTCAAATGTTAATTTATTGATTGTTTTTGATACTCCATTCTAGCTTTGATTTTATCTTCTCTCGTCTGATTTTTATTCTTCATACCTTTAATCATACTAGCAAGATTACTAGGGTTGTAGATTGTTAGCCCTGTTGAATTAGTTTTAATAAGTTCTGCCTCGTCAACTTTTATTCCTAACTCACTTGCTAACTCAATACCCTCGGACAAATAACGATATGCTTTCAATCCAATTTTTAATTGGTCACATTGTTTCATAATGCTATCAATCCACGTTTGATGAGTGCTAACAACTTTAGCTTTAGCCATTCGCCATTGTTCAAACAAAGTATATTCTTCTTTGGTGCAAGCGATTGCACGTGAACGACAATAAGATGTGCCAATCACATCAGCATAAAATGGTGCGTTAAAATCTTTAGTCATTCCAACTGTGTTATCATTATTACCACTTTTGCCGAGTGCTTTATTACACATATCCACGTGCTTTGTTTTATGTGGGTTGCTATCTTTGCCAGATTGTTGAGCAATAATATCTGGGTTGCAACCTTTCTCTTTTAGTTCTTCTCTAAAATATGCGTGTGCAAAATGGTCTGTATCTTCGCCACCACTATAC